CTCCGAGAACGAAGACATCGCAGGTCAATCCTCGGATTGACCTGTGGTGGAACGCGTTCGCGGCGGCACTTGGGAGGCCAGGCGTCATTGCTTCTTCGGAAGCAAGACTCCTGAGCCAGGTACCGCAGCGCCGAGAGCATCTCTCGGCGTTCCTCAGAATTCCCCCTCCCTCCCGTGCCCACGTCGCCCTCTTAGAGGGCGCGTGGGATTCCATCCTTGGGGTGTCTGCTGCGTGGCGTCCACTTCCTACGAAGTGGGGAGATCGACTCTCCAACAAGCGACTACTTGAGCTTCAAAAACTCGCGTTGTGGCTTGTTCGCACCGCAGCAGCGCAGGGGACCGGCGCCACGCTTGCGTGGCTCAAGAAAGGGGCTGCAGGTTGTAGGGACACTGCCATCACTGGCGTGCCTCTGCTTCCTCAGTCTCGCTTTCTTGTGAGGAAGGTGTTGATCGGGTGCGTCACTCGTGACGCGCTCGACCAACTTGCCTTCCTCGGCCGGTCCCTTCCACCAGGCGACGATACTGTGGCTAGCAGGGCGCTTGTAAAGCACCGTGCTGCGCTCACCAGTACCCCGTCGGTGGACCCCACCCTGAGAGACTCCCTCCGTAGGTTCGCGACTTGGTTTGCCCGCAGGCACATCAAGTCGTCGGATCTACGTGAATCCGTGACCCCCACCCCATCTGCGTCGTGTACTACGACGCGCAGAGATGGGGGGTCACGCGAGGAGGCTCGGAAAGAACATCGTCATTGGATTGCCCAGACCCCTGAGGGTTTCTGGTCAAGACCAAACGCGTTGTCCTTCCTCGACTACGTACCGTTCCTTTCGCCCAGCGAAGTGGATAGCGTACGGTCGAATCAGGGATCTGTCGACGTTGCCCGGTCTGCTGCCTACTTGACAGCGGCCGGTGAGCTGACCAACAGGGTGACTACAGTACGAGAACGTGGGTTCAAGGTACGGATTGTATCCGCACCTAGTGCACACGCGACTGTAGCTGGGTCGTGTCTAAACAAGGCACTGCTGAAAGCAGTGTCTCGTTATGGCCCCTGCTCCTCTTTTCTAGAGGGTGACCGGCGAAAGGCGGTCGAACAAGTAGTCGCGGGTTCCAGACCCGGTGACTCCTTTGTTTCGACCGATCTATCGGCGGCCACTGATCGGCTCCCACTAGACCTCGTTTTTAGCGCGGTCAGTGGCATTGTCGACGGATGGGATGGACTACCATCTCTTTGGTCCGAGGCCTTGTTTGCCCTTACGGGCCCACAAGGTCTCACCTATCCATGGGGTCAGGAGGTGACGTCCTCATGCGGCATCTTGATGGGTTTAGGTCCCAGTTGGCCTATCCTATCAGTGATTCACGCATGGTGGGCGGAAACCTCCTTTTCCATGGCAGGTTGGGATCCCAGGCGCCAACTGTCGACGTTCGCCATTGGAGGCGACGACTTGTTTGCGCGCTGGCCATCTGTGGTGGTAGGAAACTACCGTCTGATCGTGGACCGTTGTAACGGAAAGCGATCAGAAGGCAAGGACTTCCTATCAGCCACAGGCGGGAACTTCACGGAGATGTCAATCTTCGTGCGTTCTCAATCCCAGGACGTGAGATGGTCACGGGCGATTCCGGTGAAGGGACTCGTGGGAAGCAGCATCGATGAAATCGGTGCTAGCTTCGAGTCCCTCGGTTCAGATGCCGGGAGAGCCATCAAAGGCCGGAGAGTCCTAAAAGCTCTCTACCCTGGATGTTGGCAGGCTTGCCGGGATGTTCGCATCCCTGCGAGTCTGCCTCGCTCTCTCGGTGGTGCGGGTCTTCCCCCACTGTCTGGATCCATCGCTAAGGTTGACATTCCTTTGCGGTGGAGGCTGGCTCTTGGCCGCTTCCTGTATGGAAGAGGTCAGGATACAGTCCCTCTCGGCCCACCTTCTTGGGTGGAGGCCGGAGATCCAGCAGTGTGGGAGTCCCGTCTCCAATCTGAACAGCGTCTGGTCGGTTCTCTGGAACTGGGACTCCTTCGTTACACGAAGGAGCCGCCGGAACCCGGGGATCGAACGGGAAGAAAGAAGCTGGTCACTCAGCACTTGAGTGACCAGATGACTTACTTCTCGAGGGCACGTGTGTTTTCGGACACACCGTTCCCACCAGTCGCCACCGAAATCGTATCTACTCGGAAATACAGTCGTCTTGTCAACGCCTGGGTTTCCAAGCAGATAGGGAGGGGGGTCCCGCGCGCGATGGCTATACGAAATCGAGTGAACTCTCGATATCGTTTAGTCACCCGCGCGGGTGAGAACCGAAGGCGGTGGTTTCTCGAGCTTATGCTCGAGAACCCATCGGGTAATCACCGTCCCCTCTTGTAGGGGTCCTTCGGTTGTGGTCCTAGCGGACTTCTGTCCGCACACCGG